GCCGCTGTGGTAGTAGAGCTGTCCAGCGATGAGCGCGCTGCCATCGTTGTCGACCGATGGGTCGGACGCCTTCGCGCCGAGATAGCGGTCGTCGAAGCTGTCGTAGGCTGCCAATGTGGCCGCAAGCGCCGCCTCCGCCGCCGCTTGCGCTGTGGCCGCCGCCGCTTGCGCTGTGGCCGCCGCGCCGGAGTGCCCCATGGCGGACGCAACATGCCCGGCGGCTGTCGCCACATGCCCCGCCGCGGTCGCCACGTGCGCCCCCGCTGCGTTGACGGCTGCCTCCGCGGCGGCCTTGTCTGCCGCGATGGCGGTGGCGATAGCCTCCGCTTCGTCGACAGCACTGTCGACAACGCCCATTCGCTCGAGGATCTCGTTCAGCTGTTCGGCCTTGAGCGTCTGACCGGCGAGGAAGGTTGCGGGCAAAGTCATCGATCACTCCAGCGGCGTCTGGTCGAGATAGAAATCGCGATCGAGGCGGCCACCCTCGATGGGCATCGGGCCGATCTGCGCCCAGCAACGAACGCCAGCCGCTCGGTTCTGCTCAATCGCGTCGAAGATGTCGGTCTGCGTGACTGCGCCTCGAACGAATGACTGCTCGCCAAGCATTCCAGGCGAGGCGTCGATGCCGCCGGGGAGGGCGTCCATGCCGCCGACATTGGGGATCCCGGCTCCGGTCGGCTGCACCGCGTCAACGAAGAACTGAAGGGGAGTTAGATCCCCCCAGCGGCCAAGCTCGTCGAGCCCGAGGTAGGGCGTGTCGAACCCGCCCGTGTCATAGGGGTTAAAGAGCTCAAACACAGTCGCAGGGGTGTCGGTGAGGTCCTCAATAACCTTGTCGACACCGCGGCGCGTAGCGCGCTCGCGAGTAATCTCGGTAATGATGGTCGCCCGAAAAGCCGCGTCCTCTCGCCCGCGACGCCGAATGGCAAGCCCAAAGAAATCGAACGCCAGCAAATCAAGCCAGCCGCCAGTGCTGGTGCTGATGCGGGATTGCCTCTTGGCGTCCACCAGCACGCTGTAGCCGTGCTCAGCCTGGGTCGCCAAGCCGCCGAAAACACTATCAGCAACGGGGCTTGCGTCCGCGAGCCAGCCACGAGGGAAAATCGACCTGATGCGAGAGAGCATGTCCATCACGTCACCGTCACTGCGCCAGGAGTGATTTTGGTGCGTGGCGTCGCAACGAGATCGGCAGCGCCATCGTTAATTCTTAGCCCCGTCACATTGACGACGCCCGGCGACACTCCATAGGCAAGCTGCGCGAGCTTGGTCAGGGTGAGTGACTGGCCGAGCTTGAGTGTAGCCACGTATCCGCGCACCACCTCCGCGACCTGGCCGACGATGACATTGTGATCGTACCCGGCAGTCGTTACGAGGCTCAGCGAGGTGTTTGCGACGGAGACAATTGGGGGGAACGCCCCGAGAGGGACCCCCGCTGCGCGCATTTCGAATGCTGCCTGCCTTGCCGTTTCAATTAGGTCCGACGGCGGATAGCCCGTCCCATCGTCCACCGTGACGAGAACGAAGCCAGGGTACGCCGTGCCATCGGTGCCGACGTTCTCGATGATCGTGGCGTCAACCCCGAGCCGCAGCGACACCACCGCGAACAGGATGGCGTCGACGGTGGCGCGAGCCAGGGATTTGATGTAGCGGCGGAACCTCACTCGAAGATCCGCATCGGTCTCCGCTTCCGATCCGCCGGACATTGCGGCTGCGTTCGTTACCGTGTCGACGTAGGAGATGCTGGCCGTCATGATCGTAACGGTGCCGGCCAGCGCGTTGCCGTCGCGGCCCGGCACCTGCGCCGCAACAGGCACGGCAACGGACGCAACTCCAGCCGGGATCACGTAGCCGCCAAGCCCGCTGTTGTAGGAGCCGTGAGTGGGGTCAGCCGCAACTAAAAAGTTTTGACGTCCATCGACCGTCTGCACCCGCGCTCCAATTGGCACCACAGCCTGCGCACCCGGCGTGGCACGAGAGAACGTGACCGTGCCTACGGCGGACTGCGCACCGAGCCGCGCCAGCCCGTAGTCGCCGACGAAGCTATCGAGATCGACGCCGGTCGACGTGGCGGCGCGAGTGGCGAGCAGGATGGAGGTCGCAAGCCCCTGTAGCCACAGACCGACGCCGCCGTTTCCTTCCACAATTGCGCGAAGAACGGAGCCGACGGAGAAGTCGAGCAGTCGCCCTTCGGAGCGCCCCTGAATGGCTGCCGCCTGCATCTGCACCAGATTGTCGTGCGTCTTGATATTCAGGTCCATCAGGCGCTCGCGTCGAATTGAAGGGTGGCCTGCTGTCCGGTCAGCGCGTCGACATAGAGGATCGAGACGAACACACCGTCGCGGATCGGGGTTACGGAAGTCTCTGGCTCCGGCGAGCGCGAGACGGCCGCTTCCTCGTAGATCTGCGCCAGAATGATCGCCTCCACCTCGTCACGGTCGAAGGTATCGCCGATGCGAATCGGCACGCTTCCGCCGTACTCGACGTGCCAGATGTACTCGCCGAGAATGGTCATCAGTCGCCGCACAATGCGTTGGTTGGAGAGGTCGATGCCGTCGGTCAGAGCCAAATCGCCGTGCGGGCTGACTGCGAGATCGTCGCCGATCCAGTGATCGAGATCCGGCATCACTCGTCCTCCGAGATGGTCGCGGACGAGATGAGCGCCGCGCCGCAAGCGGTGTGGTCGCCGTGGCGGGCGAGCGGGGAGCCCTCGACGATCTGCTTCGCCGAGCCTTCGACGATCGGGTTGGGGCCGTGGATCGGGCAGTCCAGAATGTCGCCGATGCGGGCGGCCAGCTTGTTCTCGTAGTGGGTCCTGGCGGCCGACGTGACGACGGCGCCTCCGTGCGTGGACGTGTCCCCAAGGCGGATGACGAGCGGCATCAGGGCGTGCTCCCCGATCCGTTGATGTAGACGTTACCCTGCGATTTGATGTGGACGTTGCCGCTCTCGTCGAAGAATACGGTCGAGCCCGACTTGTGCTTCATCAGCATTTCGCCCGACTTGAGCCTCGGCGGCTTCTGCTTGTCCGAATGGATGCGACCGACGATCCGCGGTGTGTCGAGATCGCCCTCCTGAAAGCCGATCTGCACCTGATCGCCAATGTATGGAGCGGACATGATGCCGAAGCCGTCGCCAGTGTGTTGCACCTCAATGGGTATCCAGTCGGTCAAAACGCCCTCAGGCTCGAGCCTAACCTTGACTGCGTGCTTGTCGGGGTCATAGCTCGTGACCTCGCCGGATCGACCCTGCTGGACCGTGGCGAGCGCCCGGTAAACCTCGCGGCGAACGATGTTGAGAAGATCGTCCATCACTTGCCTCCGCGCGTGTTGCGGGCGGTGATCGACATGAGGTAGCCGTCGCCAATGTCGTGCTCGACGCGATCGATGTAGTAGAGCTGATCGGCCGCCGTCCCGGTGCCTGACAACCGCAGCCTGAGTTCGGGGTTGACGGTGGCCCTGCCCGGCGCGCTGATGTTGACTTCGAGTTCATGGCGCACGTGCTCGCGCAACCGCTTCTTGGCGATCTTCTCGGCCTGCTCTTTGGTTAGGTTGGCGTGGCGATAGACATGCTCAACGGTGCCGTTCGAGCCGCCCTGATGCTCGGCCTCTCCGGTGTTCTTGTCCTTCTTTTTCGACGCCCAGGAGCCGACCTTGACCTTGGTTTTCTTGGCCAGCGTGATGTTGCGGCGCACGGAAAGCGAGAGCACGTTGCTCGTGGCGTGCATTCCGAGCGTCGGCTGGGTGAAACGGATCGCGTACTCGCCCAAGGTGTCGTCATCAATCTCCTTGAAGTGCAGTGTGTCGCCGCGAACATATGCGACCTTGCCCTCCCGGTCGGCGAGGTGCTGAATGACCGACCACTCGCTCATGTGATCGGTCAGCTTCATGAAGTTGTCGGAGTAGACCTTGCCGGCCTTGTCCTGCCCCTTGCCGGCATCGACCTTCAATCCCCGCCGGCCGCCGAGCTCGCCGACGATCTCGTCGGCGGTCTTGTTGAGAAAGCCTTCGGTCGACTTGTTGTCCATCAGCCCCTTTGACTTGTCGCGACCGGAGACCTGGATCACGGTGCCGTCGAAGGAAATGTCGGCGCTGTCGGCTTCGCCACGAAACAGCTCGCCAGCGTTCGGGCCAGCGCCAGCGATGAGCG